TGTAGGCGAACGTGACGTAGTCTTCCATCTTCTCCAGGCTCCGAGTGAAGATGGCTGCGACCGTGTACCGGCCATCGCTCATCATCTCGTAGTGCTCAGGGAAGTGGGGAGTGCCTGCGGAGTCCACCACCACAGGACACTCCCCACGCGCGAGCAGCGGCACCAGGCAATTGCTGAAGCCGCTGAGCTTGGAGGGCACCGGCACGAGGTTCTCCGCGTACAGGTCGATGACGCTCTTGTAGATGTTCTCACTGGTCTGCTGCTCGGCCAGATCAGGGAAGGCGTCCTCGACGTACTTCTCCCAGGCCTTGCCGTGCAGAGCGTACGACATCTTGCCGGTGTAGTAGGCCGGGTGCTCGGGCTCCGAGCGACCGAGCAGGTGCAGCTCAACCGCTCGCATGTCGGTGTCTGTCTGTGTGGCCATGAGGGTAGGCTGAAGAGCGTCCATGCTAGGATCCCATCTTGAAGTAGTCTTGCTTGGCCATGTTGAGGGCCTGGGTCATTGCGTCTACACGGTCGTCATGCTTGGCGAAGGGGAAGTCCCTCAGCTCGTTGAAGAAGTCCTCGGAGTACACGGTGTCGAGTACCTTGACCTGACCCCCGTCCACGATGGGTTGGATGGCCAGCGCTCGGGCCTCCTTGCTGCCCATCGGGGTCACCGGCTTGATGAGGGCTGCTCGCTTACGGAGGCTGTCGAGCACGGCTGCCCCGTTAGCTGCCTTCTCGACGTAGATCCTGCTGGTCTGGGGCCACCGAGCAGAGAGCATCTGCACCTGGCTCAGGGTCTGCGTGAACGTGAACCGGCCATGCACCTGATCGATCAGGAACCACGTACCCCCGACGTTAGCCCACACCTGACCGGCCACATAGTCCCCAGTGGTGGTCTTGCGTCCGCTCTTGGGGAGCGTGCCGAAGGTGAGGTCCCAACTCTGAATGACCAGTGCTCGGCTGAGGGTTTGCATGAAGCCGTGATCGTCGCGGAACACCACCTGGTCCCAAGGCACGACGTCGATGTTGGCGACGTTGATGTAGCTCCCCCCAGTGACCTGTGGGTCACCCTGGTAGAGTGCCTGCCAGACATACGTGCCGACAGCCCTCTTGATGAGGAGCCACGACTTCTCTGTCCGGTTCTGCACTGAGGGGAGCCATTCCCCGGCTGCTCGGCCCAATATGTCCGTAGACTCGTGTGTGGCCTGAGCGGGTATGTTGATGTACTCAGCAGCGAGCACATCGGGCTTAGTGACGTGGGCGATTAGATCGTCCTTGTGCCAGCGAGTTGCGATGACGATGATCTGGCTCAGAGCTGCCATACGCGTCATGACCACTGAGCTGAACCAGTCTACGGTCGTCTCGCGGATGATCTCACTCTGAGCCTCCTGCATGTCCTTGATGGGGTCGTCGATAACGGTGAGGTCCGAGCGGAAGCCCGTCATGGCCGAGCCTCGACCAGCAGCGAGCAGCCCACCACCCTCACGCGTCTCCCAGAGTTGGACGTTAGAGCTTCCTGACTTCAGAGGGGTCCAGGCCTCTACCAAGCCGCGGATCTGCCGGGAGACCGCGTTCGCACGTGCCTGGCTGTACGTTGCGTACACGACCTTCAGCCACGGGTTGCGGATAAGCTGCCAGGCGATGTAATGCACGATCCAGGTGGTCTTGCCTTCCTGTGGAGGCGTAGAGAAGGCCACACAGCCCAGACTTGTGTTGAGAGCGTCACTGTCAATGCTTGCGGTCAGGACCTCAGTGAGCGGGCTCGTGCGGATGCCGCTTGCCTTGCAGAAGAGCGTGAAGTCCTCGGACACCTGCTCGTAGTCGTATGAGGCTAGCTCGGCCTCTCGCTCGTCAAGAAGCACGCTTGCTGACCTCCAGAGCGACTTCATCCACGCTGATGCCTGGGAACGCCTTAGCCAGTCGAGCTGCCTCACGAGCCGTCTGCATCCGGATACGCCGGACGTCTACCTCTTCAGTGCCTCCAGTGACCTCGTGGAGCAGCTTGAGAATCTGGACTAGCTCCATCTCGGCCTTGTGCAGCTCCTGGACCCACACGCTTGTCGACGCCTTACGGACACGAGTCTCCTGGCTACCAGTCTTGGACTGGACCACACCCTCAATGTCGTACTCGGTAACGGTGTGAGTATCTGTCAGCTGCCCGATGTGACGAGTGACAGGGTCGGTGCTGATCTTGATGCGGAGAGCCATTACGTCAGTCAGCTTGTTGCGTGCCAGCTTACGTAGTTCCTCTTCAACGCTGAGGCCGCTAGTGTCCGAGCTTATGCCCCAGAGCGTAGCGGCCTGTTGGCTGACACTGGCACGCTTACTCACCCGGACACTAGCGGCAGTGCCTCCACCGTGGCTCTTGCAGACGGTCAAGCCTGGGACGGCTGGACGCTTGCACCGAGACCCGCTCGTAGTGAGAGCCTTGCAGACACGCCGACGGGACGACTCGCTGGAGTCGCCCGTCCTAGGAGGCGTAGGCTGCTGGGGAGGCATGGGCTAAGCATACCTCACCCCCAGCAGCGCGCGCAAGCGCTCAGACCTCCCCGGCGAGCCTCCCGCTCTACAGCACCTAGCCCTCGTACGGCCACACGTTAGCCGACGGAGTCTCGGCCTATCTGAATGCCCGCTCGGATGCCTGCTTGCACGAGCCCTTGGACCTGAGCCCACTGGTAGAAGTTCAGCGACAGGCCAACCCCGTGAACGTCGATAACCTCCAGAGCAACCTCTTCCACGGCCTTCGCTTCGGGCTTGAGACCGACCTCAGCAGGCGGAGTCCAGATGTTGTCCAGCACGTCCTTGAGAGGCGTAGGCTCTCCCGGCTTGGCCTTAGCCTCGACCTCTGCCTGAGCCTGAAGCAGCTGCATGTCGAGCTTCTTGGCGAATGCCGTGCTCGCTCCCCCGATGAGGTCTTCCCGCATCTGGAGCTGAGCCGGAGTGAACGTGTACGACGGCTCCTGCTGGAGCTTGCGACGCTTCTTCTTGGCGTTCATCAGATCAGCTCCAGCTCGAACACTCGGTACTCTCCGCAGCTTGCACACGGAAGGTGGACCCAAGCCGTGCCGTCGGCTCGGTAGTGGACGTCGTTGCTCCCGAAGTTTTCAGGAAGCTCGTGCTGACAGTCCATCAGGCGTGCCAGTAGTGGTTCGGGCTGAAGTGGTAGTACATCGTCGGGATGTACAGCACGATCCAACCGAACAGCAGGTGCTTGGTCAGCGAGTGACCCTTCTGCTGCCGCGTGTACACGGCTCGATCCTTGGCCTGCTTCTGAGGTACCGCCTGAGTCGAGCTGACCGGAGGGTACTGCTCGGGGTTCGGCTGTTGCTGGTTCATGAGGGTGGACTCCTTCTGTGTTCTGAATGAGGGTGTGGGGCTGGCTGCTCATCCCGGCTCATCTGTCGGTCAGCCTCATCCGAAGAATCAACTTTTCCCCTGTCGATGTTACCGGAGCCACTTGGCTCAGCTAGAAGCTGTTACCAAACCAGCCCCACAGGGCAAGCTTAGCGCACACCTGCCCCGCACACAAGCACCTTCCCACAACCTAGACAGCGACTAGCAATCACAGGCCACACTCATCGGCCGGACTGCGTTGGCGTCTGCGAGCGAACGCGCCGAAGGCGTGGAGAGAGCGAGCTGACGTCACCCCTGAGCAGCGGCCAGCTGGATGAGTGGTGTTTGGTGGGAGCTGGCCCCTGGCTCTCAGCTAGCTCCTCCGGAGCGCTTCGAGTTAGAGGTATGTTTCTAATTCTAAGTAGCGCGAGCGCGCGTGCTTAAAGGTTAACCCTTAGGGACCGAGAATCCGAGCTTGCTTCTTGTGGCCCGGTACGGCATGCTTAGCCCACTGACACTCGATGCCCCTGGGAGGCACAACATGAACACTGACCCGCGTGAACAGCTCGTCGAGATGGGGAACAAGCTTCTCGATCTCATCTACCGTCGAGCCGAGTGGGAGCGCAAGAACCTGGACCTCGTGAAGCTGATCGAGCGTAAGCAGCACGGCGACGACATTCCGGACGCAGAGCTGATCGAGATGACCTCTCGCCCTGGCCTGATAGAAGCCATCATGGAGGATCTCAATCTGGACGCTCAGTATTCGGCCACCCGGTCGCAGTACGTACTGCTCCGGAACACCATCGAGTCGCTCGACCGTCCGCGCGTCGACCTGCCGGACCTGGGGCTCTGAGATGTGCGGCTGCAAGCGCCACGCTCAGAAGGAAGCTCCGTGTGACTGCATCTGCCCCGAGCACCAGAACTTCGCTCTAGTCCGGAAGCTGCTACAGGATGAGTGGCGCAAGTCCACCAAGCTACAGACACTAGACACATTGGCTGCTGAAGCTGGTCGCAAGGCAGAGCTGGAGCATCAGTGGAACGCCACGACTCGTCTCTGTGCTTGTGGCGAGTTCTTCAATGCCACCCTGGACGGCAATCATGCCCACGACAGGCACCGGCTCGTGATGGCGTACGCAGCTATCAAGGAGGCTCAACTCTCATGAAGCTCTGGAACATCGCTACCACCCACGAGGACTGCATCAGTTGCGAGGAAGCGACTGACCTGGCTGTGGAGCTGGCCGAGCAGAACGCCACCGGAGAGGCAACCTACAGCATGATGCTCTTCCGGCCCCACGACGTGCCTGCTGCCACCACTCTCCCGGCCACACATGTCGCAGCTGTCAAGCGCGTGCCTCACGTTGCGACGGTGATGAAGAATGGCTAAGCTCAGCCAGACCGAGCTGAACCACATCAGCCGAGAGAAGCTGCAAGAGAAGCTCGCCGAGACGGTGCTGAAGCGTAGGTCCGCTCGCTCGCTGTTCGAGCAGAAGACTCGTGAGCTGAATGAAGCCCGTGAGCAGCTCGATGAGTTGTCCACAGAGGTACACCGTCTCGAGAAGCACTACAAGCTCATGGAAGGGATGCAGTGAACGCTGACCGGAGACAAGTGGCCCTGGTCTGTATCGAGCTAATCGAGGAGTGTGGTGAGGTAGGAACCATGAGCGACCGTGCTCATGTGGCTCTAGTGGAAGCGGTCCAGCACCTTCAGAAGGCCGAGTACTGGCAGCTGAAGAACCAAGAGAGGCACGCGGGCAAGAACGCAGCTACCGACAAGCAGATAGCTATCTGTCGGGCTGCTCTGCCAGCACTGGAGCAGGCCGTGGAAGCGCTCGGTTCTGAGAACTACTCTCGGGTGATCAAGCTGCTGAGCCTAGCAGCTACTACCGACGGGGAGCAAAAACCCGTCAAGAAAACTCGGAAGAAAAGCTTGCGCGAACCTCGATAGCGTGCAATAATCTAGTTATGAGCACACACCACGAAGTAGACGTCAAGGCCCTCTCGTTCAGCCCCAAGGTTATCGAGTGGGAGTTTATGCGGGTCCACGAGTGGATCATGGTCGAGGGCATCAAGTTCGTCTGGCGTGCCGATGTCGACGGTGGCTACTTCTCGGAGGACGGCACCGACGAGCTGTACCTCGAAGGCTCCGATCAGGTTCTCACGGACATCTGGTACGCTGAGATCTGCCCGGTCAAGGGCCAGTAGTGGGGTTCAGCAGGCTTCCAACTTGGATTTGCTTCTGAGTTGGAAGTCTGCTAAACTTCTAACTATCAGCAGCACCCCCCTAACTTCCAAGGAGCACATCATGAGCAACCTCAACACCGTCACCCAGCTCACGGCCAACATCGACAGCATCCGCGCACACGTCGAGAGCGTTCGCTCCGAGATGGGTGACGCGTGGGCTGCTGAGCAGCTGAGCTACCACGAGGGTCGCATCGTTGAGGCCATCGAAGAGTACATCAACACCTTCCCCACGGCTCCGGAGGCTCTCAAGAGCGGCATCCGGACCAACCTGCTGAAGCAGGCCAACATCACCCGCTGAGTAGCTCATCGAGTCTTCCACTTGAGAATAGGTGGAAGGCTCGCTAAGCTTCTAAGTACCTAGAGCCACACCTACTGAACGGAGTCCACCGTGTCTGAAAAGAAGATCGACCTCATCGCCCAGCTGCTCGCTAAGGCTGAGAGCACGACGCCTGAAGAGGCTGAGGCTCTTACACAGCATGCAGAGCGCCTGATGGTCAAGTACATGATCGACCAGGCTACCGTCGACGCTCGCCGAGCCAAGGCAGGCCAGCAGCAGGAAGCCATTATCGAGCACCAGATAGAGTTCCGTGGCGTGTACCGTGGCGAAATGATCAACCTGGCTAGTCAGGTCGTCTACGGGCTCGGTTCTCTCCGTGGGATGCAGTACACCGGCTCGGGCAGCACGTTCGTGTTCTGGGTTGTGGGGTTTGAGTCTGATGTGGCCCAAGCGGTTACCCTCATCAACAGCCTTCAGATTCAGGCCACAGTCGCTGTGCGTGACTGGTGGAAGAAGTACTCGACCGCCTACAACATGCTTCCGCCCTACGACCAAGAGAAGCAGCGTCGCAGCTTCGTACACGGCTTCGGCACGGGTGCTGGTAGCCGGATCCGAGAGAGCCGCAAGGTCGTCATCAGCGAAGCTGCTGCTGGCACCGAGCTGGTTCTCGTGGACCGCTCGGCTCAGGTGCAGGCCTACATCGAAACCAAACGCACCCGTCGTGCTCGGGCTCGTACTGCCACTAGAGGCGGAGCAGCAGCAGGGTACGGGTACCAGGCTGGCAAGCAGTCCAACACCGGCGGAACCGGCATCGGTTCGGGACGCAAGGAGCTGAGCTGATGGGTCTCCTCACCGACGCGTTCTACGCCAGCGACCGCTACATGCGTCCTTACATCTACGGGGGTGTAGTGCTCGCTGCTCCCTTCAAGATCAACGATGATGAGCTGTACCTCATGTCGAACGAGGAAGCTGACGAGAAGTACGGCTGGCTCATGGATGCTCCGAACCTGGAACTGCTCTCGGACCCTATGACAGGGGGCCTCACGTACCGATCCATAACTCCGTGCATCACAACGCTTGCGGAAGTTGGAACACCGTGCTAAAGTTCTAACTACGAGCAGCACCCCACCGAACCAAGGAGCACGAAATGACCACTCTCACCGGACCCCAGGCCCAGATGCTCAGCCGCGTTGAAGAAGCTGAGGCAGGCAGCATCCGTCTCGCTTACGACGGTTCCTGGCTTATCAACGGGATCAACGCCACGGCAGGCGAGCAGCGGGTCATCAACTCTCTGTTGGAGAAGCGTGTCTGTAACATCGCTTCTGTCTTCATCAAGATCCACGGACGCAACGACCGTGTAACGGTCCGCGCTCTGGTCATCCGCTGAACCCCGTGCCTCCCGAGCCTGTAGCGCTGCTCGGGAGGCTGGCCCCTTGTAGGGGCTCCCCCCGTGCGCTACACTTAGTACAGCCGGGTTCCCCGCTCGGCTCTAGTCCACAAGGAGAACGCAACAATGCTGACATATAACAACGACTCGATCGTCCTGGCTCTGTCCAAGGCTCCGATCGACACCCGCACAGGTAACCGAGTGCTGTACGGAGTCAGCTGGGTTGCTGACCAGGACAGCATGATTGGCCAGGTGAACGAGGACTGGGTCCGCCGAGAGCTGGCCTGGTTCCGCTCGGGTAGTGACAAGCTCTCTGACATGGAGCCTCCCGTCCCTCAGCTGTTCCAGGCGTGTGCAGGCACCGACGGCAAGGTGAACAGCGCCTACGGCCACATCCTGTTCGCTCCGCGTCTCTTCACGACGCCAGAGGGACAGGGTCGGTGGCTCAGCCTGTTCGACCGAGTCGTAGACACCTTCCTCGAAGAGGGTAAGGGCACGCGCCACGCGGTCGCCATCATCAGCGACCGTGACGTACACATGCTGGCCAAGCTCAACGGCCGGAACGACTTCATCTGCACGAATGCGCTCAACTTCATGATCGACGATGACAACCGGCTGCACATCGTGGCTCAGATGCGAAGCATGGATGCCGTGTTCGGCTACCGTGCTGACTACTCCATGTGGGACTACCTCATGAACTACCTGCTCGGCTACCTGGAGCTGAACTACCCTGAGATCGAGCGTGGGAGCATTACGTTCCAGGTTGCCAACCTGCACGTCTACCCGCGCCACTTCAGGCTGCTGGAGCAGGAGGCCGAGCAGCGCCACGACAGACTCAACAGAGAGCTGCGGGAGATTGTGCGTGAGGCCAACCGAACGGACTTCTCATGAACCCGTGGGCTCTGGCCTGGGACGTCTTCGGCTGGATCGTGCTGGTGTTCGTCGTCGTAATGGTGGTGCTCATCATGCTCGGAGTCATCGAGCGAGCTTTCAGCAGCATGATCGGTAAGTACCGAGCAGCCAAGCGCGAGCGGACTGAGACCGTAGAAGACTACGACAGCTTCATGGCTCGGGCTGTGGGGATGTCGTCTAGCCTGTACGGGAGTGACCTACTGCTCGACCGTAAGCAGCACGCCGCGTTCCGTAACGGTGCTCGATGGGCTTGGAGCGACCTGCACCAGGGCCAGCAAGAAGACACCCCATGAACGGCAAAGAGGTCGAGCTGCACGGAGGCCCCTGGCACGGCCGGAAGCTAGTCATCGATCCAGGGTTGAGGTTCATCACTGTGGCTAAGCCATCTGAGCCCCTGTCGGTCATGGAGGCCAAAGCCGACTTCAAGAATGTGCACTCCATCACTGGCACGTACTCTCAGGTGGCGAACCGGCCTTACGACTACGAGTGGGACGGGTGGCAGAAGTGAACCCGCACCTGAGACTCATCAAGGAAGCTCGGGCTAGCTGGCTGTACCCCATCTACGTGCCGAGCTACACTCGGGCAGGTAGAGCACCGTTCTTGGAGCAGCTTCACGGCACGCCTCTCACAGTCCGTAACCGGGTGCACATCGTGGTACGGCCTGAAGACAAGTCTGACTACAGGAACAGCTACCCGTGGGCGAAGATCGTCGTGGAGGCTCAGCCTGGTATCGGTCCAGCACGTATGCGCTGCTTGATAGACGCTGAGGCTCGTGGCTACTCTCGTATCGTGGTAGTGGATGACGACATCGAGAAGGTGTCTCTCCTTCGCCGAGTGGTGAGGCCCGGACAGCCGGACTACGCTCAACGGTACTCCAGTAGCATCACAGGCATCAGCAAGCCTGCTCTGACCGTGCGCACCTTGGCTGCGACCTGCCTGCTCGCTGATGGGGTGTTCGCTCTCCGAGAGGATGCCGCTTACGGTGCTGCTCGAAACGCGCTGTTCGCTGGTCCTGTGGCTGATCCACGTATCGGTGCCATGCTGCACAAGCAGAGCTTCCCGGCCTGTGTCATGCTCATCGACGTCGAGCGCTTCCGTATGCGTGAGATGCCTGAGCCCTTCCACTACCACGGGGAGGATCTAGCCATGTTCCTCGACACCCTGGAGAGCGGTCAGCGAGCGTTCCAGCTGCCTGCTGTGGCCTATGACCAGAACAGCACCATCCGCACTACCATCCCGCTCGACCCTCTGGATGAGGTCGGCAGGCCACACCTGGAGTACACTCCCGAGTTCTATCCGAACGTGCACCCGTTCCTCCGAGCTTCCGTCAAGAACAAGCTTGGCGGAGTCATGCGGATAGGTGTAAACTGGAACCGGCTCTACAAGGCCACCGGAACGGGACCGGACATTATCCCGATGAACGAGCTGCTGCAAGCAACCAAGGAGATCTAACGTGTTCATCGCATTCGAAGGGCCTGACAACACAGGCAAGAGCACTAGTGCTGCACACCTGACGCACAACGGCCAAGCCATCTACAACGCCACCAAGGAGAACTACCAGCAGGCACGTATCGACCTGGCTGAAGAGCCGGATCTGGTTCAGTGCTTCGACCGTATCGACTGGCTCAGTCACATGGTCTACAGGCTGGCCCTGCCCGAGCACGAGTGGAACGACGATCGGGTGCGTACGGTGTTCGCCATGCCGGACACTCACTTGGTGTTCCGAGTGCACGGAGACGCCTACGTCAACGACATCGACGACGAGCTGTACGACACCGGAACGGTCGCTCTCGTGAACCCCGTGTACCGGCTCCAGGCCGAGCACCTGGTTCGCCTGAACCGGCACCAGAGCTACAGGCTGTTCAAGAGCATCTCTGTGGTGGAGGTTCAGTACGACCCCTTCACCGGCTCGTTCCATCAGAGGCTCCTGTCTCATGACAGTGCTGCGTTCGGTTGGTACACCGAGCACGACGAGATCGACTCTGACTCTGCGCTGCTCGGGTTGTTCCAAAGTGTCGAGCAGTACACAGTCTAAGCGAGAGCAGCACCCTCACCTGGGACACCTGTTCCTGATAGGGGTGCTGTACAGACGAGCGGCTGATAAGACACTCCCTAAGGCCACACGCAGAGAAGCTGAGGACGAGATCCTCCGCTACCGTGATGAAGGCCTCATCCTACAGAAGTACGGCAAGGAGGAACTACTCGTGGCTAAGAAGACCCGAGCCCACACCAAGGATCCCAAGACCTTCACCGGTCAGGGCATCCTGTTCGCTGTGGTAGCTGACCGAGAGGCCATGCGGACAGGCCGGGTGAGCACTATCGACGTGATCACCCAGGCCATCGAAGCAGCGCTGGATGCAGGCCACGAGGACAGCGAGAGCATCGCCAGGTACCTCACGACGAGCGCCTTCCAGCACGAGCCGGACAAGCGTGTGAGGTTCAACAGTGTTCTCAAGGCCAGCGACGCTGTAGGAGCGCAGATGCTCCGGAAGCTCTACAACAGCTACAACGACCTGGCTGCTCTCATTGATGAGGAGGAAGACCCCCGTAAGAAGGCCGAGCTGAAGGCTGAGGCGACCGGATTTGCAGAGGCCTTGCAGATTGTCCTCAGCCCGTTCAGCACTGAAGACCCGGAAGACCCCAGGCTCGTTGACTGGGAGCAAGTCGACCGGCTGACCGAAGCATTCGAGAAGGAACAGCGCTTCGTGCGCAAGGAGAGAAAAGGGAAGCCCCAGTGAGCATTTACGATGAGATCCAGAGCAAGAAGGCCGCAGCTGAGCAGGCGGGTCAGGGCATGGAATTCCTGCTCGGGCTGCAATCCAAGGTCGAGGCACAGTGGGGACGCACGGTTGACCCTGCTGACCCTGAGGCTGTGAGTGGCTACGTGAGAGACGTGGTGCTCTGTGCTACCGACGAGCTTCACGAGCTGCTTGCTGAGGTCCACTGGAAGCCGTGGAAGGACAGCAGAGGCATCCGAGACATCGACGCTTACCGGGAAGAGCTGGCCGACGTGCTGCACTTCATCCTGGACCTGTACTTGGCAGCAGGCCTCACGGGGCAGGACGTGGTCAACGACTATGTGGCCAAGCATGAAGAGAACCTACGACGGCTGCACAACACGCAGTATCGGATCAGCTGATGCCACGGAGTAGCTGGGACCGGGTGTGGTCTGACGTAGCCTTGGCCGTAGCTCGGCGAAGCGCGTGCTCTCGGGCTCAGGTTGGTGCTGTACTAGTGAAGGAGAACCGGGTAGTCTCCACCGGCTACAACGGGCCAGCAAGCGGCCACCCTGCTCCTACTGCACTCGGTTGTCAGGCCTACTGCCTGAGAGCCAAGTCTGGAGCGATAGCTTCCGATGAGTACGGGTACTCGTGCCCGAGCATCCATGCTGAGGCGAACGCGCTGCTGTACGCTAGTCGAGCCGATACCGTTGGGGCCACACTCTATGTGACCCACGCTCCGTGCGCTGACTGTGCCAAGCTCATCAGCAACAGCGGTATCAAGGCGGTCGTCATGCTGGAGCAGCCCCCCGAGCACCGGCCAAACCCCATCCCCTATCTGGAGTCGTGCAGAATCTGGGTAGGTGTGATGCAGCCATGATGGATGTCGAAGAAGAGCTATACCAGATGAGGGTTCGCCTAGAGATACGCATCAATCGTCAGTACATGGCTGCTGTGTCTCGTCTTCATCAAGTAGATATCCGCACGGTGTACATCTGGCACGCGACAGGGATAGTGTGATGAAACTCCGAGACTCTCAACGCATAGCGCTAGAACGGCTCTGCGAGCCTGGTAGAACGTTTGGTGCTCTGTGGGCCGAGCCTCGTAGCGGCAAGACAGCCGTGGCGCTGAGCTGGCTGAACTACCTGAAGCCTCAGGTGGTTGTGATTGTAGGCCCGAAGATCGCAGAGGCAACCTGGAGAACAGAAGCAGCCAAGTGGCTGACCGTGCCGTACAGGTTCTTTCCTCTGACAGCAGGCAACACCTACCCAAACCCGAGCGAGTTCCGAGGCATGGCTGTTCTGTTCGTGAACTACGAGCAGTTCAACAAGGCACCCTGGAAGAGGCTTCGGCCGTACCTGAGCATCCTGGCTAACAGTGTCGACAAGCAAGGGGCGATGTTCCTTGATGAGAGCCACATGATCAAGACCCCTAGCTCGGTGCAAGGTCGTAACATCAGGCCTCTGGCAGCAAGCTGGAAGTACAGGCTGCTCATGACTGGCACACCGGTCACCAACCCGAGCCAGATCGATGCTGTGTACGGCCAGTGGACCTTCGTAGACCCGAGCATCAGAGACCACTGGCCTACGGCAAGCGACTTCCGAGAGCACTTCGGAGAGTGGACAACAGTCAAAGGTTTCCCAGAGCTGATCCGACCCCGTAACCAGTACGAGCTGAACAGGTACCTACAACCCAATGTGATCACTATGGTAGGCCCTGGCAAGCCGGTACCCATCCACAAGGTGATGCACCGAGTACCGGAGTCAGTTCGTGAGCTGCACCACCAGATGCTGAAAGAGGGTGTCGTGAATGTGGGTGAGCATGAGGTCGTAGGCCTCAATCCGCTCACGCGGCTCCTTCGCATGCGCACTCTCATGGGTGGCTGGCTGAAGGACGACCAAGGTGTGTCGTTCACAGTCAAGGAGGCTGCTCGGGCTCGACTGAAGGCTCTCGGCCACACTCTCAGCAAGTGCGAAGGCAAGATCATCGTGGCGTGTACTCACCTGCATGAGGTCAGGCTGGTGCGTCGGTATCTGCGTCTCAAGGGCATCGGGCATCTGGTCATCACAGGGGCAACCAAAGACAAGAACTACGTCATCGAGCAGTTCCAGCAGGACCGAGAGGCTCGGGTGCTGCTCGTGCAGCCAAGGACTGTTGCGATGGCCGTAGACATCTCAGTAGCTCAGGACCTCATCTGGTACACGAGCGACTTCAACTACGTCACGTTCAAGCAGGCCAGCGACCGGATCAAGCTCTCCCCTGCCAGCCCGCGCGTTTGGTTCCTGTGTGGCCGTGGTACGGTGGATGAAGACGTGTGGACCACTCTCCAAGAAGACCACGACCACCTACAGAAGGTGGTCAAGCGAATCAAGAAGCGCGCGCAGCCCTACAAACACTAGGCCAAGAATCTGTTCAGGAAAAAGTTGCCACAAGGCTTGCGCTCGTGCGGGAGGTCAGGCAAAGTTACTCATTGTCAGCACGGCACAGCTTCAAGCACTGCTGGCAGGAGGCTCAGGGCCACGGCATCGCGACTGAGACAAGGTAGCACGGACGGCTACCTCCTCACCACCAGCAGCACCCAACCACAATCAAGGAGAAGAAGAAATGGCACCCAAGAACACCACCAAGGCCGCTGTTCTCGAAGACGAGGTCGTCGAGACGACCGAGCCCACGACCAAGCAGCTCATCAACGAAGGCATCGCCCGAGTCATCGAGGCAACCGGCATCGACGTCCAGAAGAACCGCTACAAGGCCATGCGAGCCATCGCATTCGAGGCCTTCGCTCAGTCGATCGAGGCCGGTACGTTCGACGAGCTGGTCGACGCGGCTATCGCCAACGTCGACGCTCTCCCGGCTGGCTGGGAGATCGAGCGCTCCGAGAAGGCCGCTCCCGCTCCGAAGGCCGCGAAGACCGCTCCGGTCAAGAAGGCTGCTCCGGTCAAGAAGGCCGCTGCTGCGAAGGCTGCTCCCGCAGCCAAGACGGGTCGTCGTCGCCCCACGCGCTGACCCCCAGGAACCCCCGGTACTTGACCCGAGCTTGTACCGGGGGTTCTTCATCCTCTAGGGCCACTATTGTAAATGGAAGCAGCCGCTCCTGGTAGCGTAGTCTAGGTTCGAATCCTAGGTGGTCCACAACTCAAAAGCACCACCCGTCAATAGGAGTCCACCCTATGCAACTTCTCATCAGCGACAGCATCGCAGAAGTACGTGAGTACCTAGCGAGCAGCACGGCTCCGCTCATCACCGACATCGAGACCACAGCTCTGACTGTTGGTAAGGGCCGCATCCTGTGTGTTGCCTTTGCACCGTACGACCGCGACGACGTGCTCGTGTGGTGGCCACAGAGCCTCGATGAGATTGCTCAGCTACGGCTCACCAAGATGGTCGCTCACAACAGCACGTTCGACAAGCGCTGGCTAGAGAGCTACGGGGCCAAGTGCCGAGTCGTCTGGGACACGATGCTCATGGCTCAGCTGCTCGACGAGAACCACCCCATCGGCCTCAAAGATCTGGGAGAGCGGCTGCTCGGATACAAGGCCTGGTCTGACGACAATGTGGCCGACTTGGGAGCCGAGTTCGAGCCTCACATCTCCAAGGCAGAGCAAGCCAAGAGCAAGCGTCGGATCAGCATGTACGCTGGCACTGATGTGCACGTGACCCGAGAGCTGATGAAGTGGCAGCGTAGGTACATTCGGACTCAGCTGAAGCCGGGGGAGAACCCTGTACGAGTTATGCGAGAGATTCTCATTCCGGCTATCGACCCTCTCATCCAGATGGAAGACAACCGTCTTCCCGTGAGGCTCGGCCTGGTGCGCAAGACACAAGCCCGAGTCGAGGCTAAGATCGCAGCTATTGAGCAGAAGCTCGACGCCTCCATCCCAGACAAAGACCGCTGGCCGGAATGGTTGCAGAAGACCAAACCCAAGTGGGGTAACACCAACTGGACCAAGTGGTGGCTATACGAGTATCAGGGTGCTCTGTGCCCTCGACGCACCAAGCCAACCAAGACGTGGCCCGAAGGTAATCCAGGCATGAGCCAGGAGGACCTATCCAAGATCGATCACCCTGCTGCTCGCCTGCTGAGTGAGCGGTCAACGCTGTACAAGCAGCTGACAGGCTTCCTGAACCCTATCCTGGAACGTACCCGAGACGGTCGGATCAGCACGAGCTACAACCTAGCAGGCACCGTCACAGGCAGGTTGAGCAGCAGCAGCCCCAAGGGTGACCCTGGTCTCAACTCACAGCAGATTCCGCGTGACAAGGCCACACGTAACCTTTTCGGGGAGCGTGGGCAGGTGTGGATCGAAGCAGACTTCAGCCAGCTAGAGCTTCGGGTGGCTGCTGTGCTCAGCGGAGACCCGACCATGCTCAGCCTGTTCGAGCGGGATGAAGACATCCATACGTACATGGCTCACCGTCTGGTGCGTGGGGGTGAGGTCACCAAGGAGCATCGCAGCCTGGCTAAGGGGGTCAACTTCGGCTTCATCTACGGCATGCATGCAAAGCACTTCGCTGATTACGTGCGTGAGAGCTACGGAGTGGTCATCACAAAGAAGGAGGCTGAGGCCTTCCGCGAGGAGTACTTCACAACCTTCAGCTCTCTGCCCGAGTGGTACCGGAAGCAGCGTCAAGAGGCTATCGAGCACGGGGGTACCCACAACGAGTTCGGTCGGTTCCGGCACCTGCCTAAGGTGTACAACTCGGACTACTGGGTGCAGGAGAATGCCTTCCGGCAGGCGATCAACTTCCCTGTGCAGTCGCTTGGCAGTGACTTTATGCTGCTTAGTATTGGTAGGCTTGGCAGGGACTTGCGGCTCCCCGAGCTGGGGGCTAAACTTGTGGCTACCGTGCACGACTCGGTCTGTCTTACTGCCCCGTACAGCACAGCCAAGAGAGTCGGACGGATAGTCAAGGAGACGATGGAAAAGGCTGATGACACACTCGACCGTAAATTCTTCCTCAAAGCGGATGTCACGCTCTCGCGCTGCTGGGGAGGCGAGCCGCTTGCAGAGTTCTAGTAAGGCGAAGCAGCTCCCGAGCACTGGCAAGAAGCCGGGAGCGTGGCACGGTCCACGCGGCACTTGGCCCACGACCGAAGACGGTCGCCTCATCATCACACAGAGCATGGTCAGCGGCTTCGTGGAGTGTCCGCGCGAGACCTACTATGGCATCGTACTCGGGCTCCGTCCTCGGATCGAGAGCAAGCCCCTGACGCGTGGTACGTGGGTTCACTCGCTGCTGGAAGAGCGTGGTCGAGGCGGCGACTGGCGTAAGCTCCATGAAGAGCTGACTGAGAAGGCCCGTGAGCAGCAGTTCGAAGAAGAGGTCGAGGGCCTAGCTCAGGAGTGCTACAACATCGTTCTCAGCTATGATTGGGTGCACCGTAAGGAGCTTCTGAAGCCGGTCGCAATGGAGGTCACGGTCGAGCGTCCTATGTTCGGCAACAAGGTGCTGTACAGAGGCCGAATTGACATCATCTGGATGGATGAGAACGGAGACATCTGGCTCGGAGACCACAAGACCCACGCCACCCTACCTGACTGGCGATACCGGGAGCTGGCCTTCCAGCACTACTCGTACCTGTGGGCTGTTGCGAAGTCGCCTGAGTACGCACGGCTCCGCTACAAGGGGAAGCCTCTGCCTCAACCGAAGGGCTTCATCTACGACTACTGCAAGACCGGCAGCATCAACACACCGAGCCTGACCACCAAGGGTAAGATCAGCCGGGTGCTGAAGCCCTCTGGCACGACGCTCCCGGTGTTCAAGGCCTGGCTACACGAGCAGGGCATGATGACCACCATCAAGGGCAAGGAGCTGCTTGCTATCGAGGACCCTGCCGAGCGGGCCTACGTGGAGGAGTTCCTGGTCGAGCTGGAGCACCGAGATTACAGCGACTTCTTCCGTCGTGACAAGCTCGTGTTCAGCGCTGAGCAGGCTGAGCGGCAGAGGAAGGCGTTCGTCACCAGCGCTCGGAGGCTCCTGACGTACAAGTGGGACGACCCCGACTGTGTAGAGCGTAACCTCCACGCCTGCTCGGGCTACATGTGCAACTACAAGGATCTCACTGTGGCCGACCTCATGCACGGCACGAGCGAGATCGAGCAACGCACCCGGTACGTCACTACTCGTGACCCGCTGGACTACTACCCGAACCAGACCAAGAAGAAGGGCAAGAAGTGAAGACTCCAGATCCTATTATCAGCAACCCTGGCAAGGGTAAGAGAACCCCCGAGCTGTGGGGTCAGTGGCTCCTCAGCAAGATGGGGTTCCAGCGACAGATGCTTCAGACCATGCAGAACCGGCCTATGTATCACGGTACAGCTGACGCAGCCAAGGTAGCCAAGCGTCGAGCCAAGAACAAGGTCGCACGTCGCAGCCGTCGAGTCAACCGTATCACAGCGAAGCGATGAGCATCTACTGCATCTACGGCAGGCCAAAGGTCGGTAAGACGACCCTAGCTCTCAAGGACGCGCCGAAGGGCAAGACGGCTATCCTGAGCGCTGACCAGGGCCTCATCGGCATCGAGACGGGTGGCTTCACCGTCATCGAAGACCTGAGCACGAGCAACCTCAACCGTACCATCAACTCTACGTTCCTGAAGAAGCATGACAGGATCGTCATTGACACGGCCACGAGCCTGCACAGCATCTTCCTGTCGGAAGCCAGTGGAGGCAAGCAGGCCACCCAAGCCAACTACGGAGCAGCGAACAACGGTCTGGCCACACTGCTCCGCACTCTGAGAGACGAGAAGAAGGAGGTCATAGTCACAGCTCAGGAGAAGCTCATTCTCCCGAACGACGAGTGGAGCCCCGAGGACGACGATGAGGACGCGGCCGTGATGACCACGGTTGATCTCAGTCCCGGTGCTGCTAGCGCGCTGCTCCAGATGTCTGACGTCATCGGTCGTCTGTACATTGCTCACGTCAACGGCAAGCCGGTTCGTCGTCTTTGGCTTGGCCCGAGCGGGAGCATTGTGGCTGGAGCCCGCAGCAAGACCTACCACGGAACCCCACCCTACTTGAAGCAGCCGAGCATCGGTCGCCTCAATCAGCTTCTCGGCTGGACCCGCTAGCTGAGAATCCAAGAAGAAAGAAGATACACTCATGGTCAAGAAGATCAAGCTCGACTTCTCCAAGGTCGAAGAGCGCTCCGGCTGGAACACCAAGCAGATGCCGGAAGGCCTGCACAAGATGAAGATCGCTGATGTGCAGGAGACGGAGGCCCAGGACGGCACGGCCATGCTCGTGTACGCTCTGGTGCCGGAGGACTCGCGCTACAAGATGCGTCGGTTCCCGTTCTACTGCAAGCTCCAGCAGAACCAGCTCTGGAAGCTCCGTGACCTCTTCGTCGCGGCAGGGGAGACCATCCCCAAGCGGGCTGTCCAGATCGACCCTTCCAAGGTCGTGGGCAAGAGCATCGCGGCTGAGGTCGAGGATGACAACTACCAGGGCAACCCGCGTTCGGCTGTCAACGGCACCTACGGTCTCGATGTCCTCGATGAGGACGGTGCCAGCGAGCCCGAGGACGACGAGGAAGAGTACGACGAGGAAGACGCCGAGGACGACTCGGCTGACGAGGAGTACGAGGACGAGGAAGACGACGAGGAGTACGACGACGAGGATGAGGACGACCTCGACGACGAAGACCTCGACGACGAGGAGCTGTACGAGGACGACGAGGACGAGGAAGAGGAAGAGCCCGAGCCCGCTCCGAAGCGTCGTGCTCCTGCGAAGAAGGCTCCCGCCAAGCCCGCAGCCAAGGCAGCACCGGCCAAGCGCACGGTTCAGCGTCGCCGCTGAGCCATGCAGGAAGCTGAGATAGTCCGGCGTCAGCTGGCTACGCTCAATTCCATCGACGGAGTGTACGCTATTCGCACTCACGGGGGTTCCTTTCAGCAGAAGGGGACCCCCGACGTCCTTGGTTGTGCGCTAGGCAAGTTCTTCGCAATCGAGGCCAAGCGCAGCAAGCGCGAGCAGCCCACACGAGCGCAGCAGTACAACCTCAAGAAGTTTCGAGAAGCGGGCGGAAAGACGTTCGTCAGCTTCGACCCTAAGGTTCAGGAAGTTGTAGAGTGGATATCAACCCTCTAGACATCATGCAGCGTGTATGGCGTCACTCGGGAGTTAGCGGTCATGTGTGGGTTCCTCACATCTACGCCATTGGCCAGAAAGACAAGGAGAAGTTCCGCGAAGGGCCTCCGATCAGGGCAAGGAAGCCCGAACTACCAGAGCTACGTGAGTCAGTAGACTGGTATTGGACGCCTGCCGTGAGCAGCAGCGACAGCCGTAAGGCCAAGCAGTACCCGGCTCAGCGTGTGGTCTGGGTGGACTGCGATGACAGCTACAATGACGAGCTGTTGCAGGCCCTGAAGCCATCGTACATGTGGGAGACCAGCCCCGGCCACAAGCAGGCTGTCTGGCTACTCCGTGACTCGATGCCCCGCTCGGAGTTCCACCGGGACGGTTTCATCGGCATGCTCACTCAGGCTGTCAACGCGGACAAGTCAGGTGTCGATGTGGGGCAGCTGCTCCGGGTGCCCGGCACGGTACACCACAAGCGGAATCCTTTCGAGGGCAAGATCCTCCGTAGCTCGGGCACCGTGTACAGCCGGGGGCAGCTGCTCAGCCGTGTGGCTAGGGGGCTCGGGTTCTCTCCGGGCCTGGCCTCCGAGCTAGGAGCAGACGACCCCTACGGCGACCGGAGCAAGGTGCTGTGGCGATTCGCCCGGAACGCGGCTGAGTTGGGCCTACCCCAAGACCTCACGTTCAAGCTCATCAAGGCCACCAAGTGGAACAAGTGGGCAGACGAGCCCGAGCGTCTCAAGGAAGACATCGGACGTGCCTACGAGCAACAGCCGAGCAAGACGGAGAAGGATCCGGAGCGAGAGCAAGCAGCTGATCAGCTGGAGCACCACACCGACGAGGAGCAGCCCGAGCCGTGGGGCATGGCTACGGTAGACAGCTTCGGCACCGTGCTTCGCAAGCCCGTGTCTTGGGTGTTGCCTGGCATCATTCCGGAAGCTGGCTGTGGGCTACTTGTCTCAGCCCCCAAGGTAGGCAAGACGCGTATCGCTATCGAGATGGCACTCGGGTTGGCATCTGGTCGGCGACCGCTCGGCATAGCTCTTCGCAAGCCGTTGGCTGTGGGGTTCTTCTCGCTGGAAGACGGCGAGTACCTGTTCTCTAGCCGGTTGGACAGCTCGCTCAACAGAGACCACGGTCGCTTCCGCCACCACTGGGAAGGCCACATAACCCCAGACATGGTCTGGCAGCCTCCCGAGCCTATGAGCCTGTTCACGAACTTCGCCCAGGTGGACCTCAGTGAGGCCAGCGACCAACAGCGTCTGTACGAGACCATCGTCAAGTACGAGCTAAAGCTAGTCATCATCGACACGCTGAGCATGGCCATCGGCAAGTCGGACGTCAGCAACAGTAAGGACATGTACTCCATCCTGAAGGTCATCAAGGACATAGCCAAGGCCACCGGCTGTGCTGTCATGTTCATCCACCACACTCGTAAGCGGGTTTTCGAGAAGGGTGAGTCCATTCAGGAGATGGTGCTCGGCAGCACGGCTCTGCACGCCTGGTCGGACTTCATCATGAACCTCGTAGCTCCGAGCGAGGAGCAGAACTTCCTACGGCTCGGGGTGCAGACCAAGATGGGCAACGACCTGCACTACATCGACGGAGCACTCAAAATCATCAAGAGGCCTCCGACTGAAGAATAGCTTGCGCTCCACTCGAAGGTGTGCAACAATCTCTACATGACGAACTTCAACTTCACCGAGACCCGCACCTTCGAAGGCTACGAGTACATCGTCTTCGAGGGAAGCTTCTACAAGGGCTGCTCTCGCTGTGGAGGCACCGGCCACCACTCGTTCAACGGATTCGACAGCATCTGTTACAAGTGCGGCGACACTCTTGATGCTCGACTGGGCGACCGGTTCGAGAATGAGGCCGCAGCTCAGAAGTGGTGTCACGAGCGGTTCGTTCGCCGGGCTCAGCGGGAACGCAAGGCTGAGGCCGAGCGGGTCGAGAAGAACAACCGTCGTCAGGCCGCGTGGGACCGTCTCAAGGAGGCGCACCCTGAGGTCTTCGCTCTGGTAGACCAGGCTCGGTTCAACGAGGACAACGCTGAGCGGGATCAGTTCGTTCTCAAGCTCGCTGACCAGATGTGGAATCTGGACAACAATGGCTACACTGACCGCCAGATCGCAGCTCTTCAGCGGGTCGTTGACCAGCGGAAAGCTCGTACCGAGCAGGCCGAGCTGAACCCGGCTCCGACTGGCCGAGTGGTAGTCACTGGCACCATCAAGTCGGCAAAGCTCCAGGACGGCGACTACGGTGTGGCCTACAAGATCCTGGTCGAGTCTGATGAAGGCTTCAAGGTGTGGTGCTCTCTCCCGAGCGCTCAGGCTGCTCAGGCGATGGAGAGCTTCTACGAGGAGATCGAGGCTCAGGGTTACAGCGCTCACGACTTCGGCTCGGGTGTCTGGCTCATTGGCTCTCACGGAGACGACCGCTTCCCTGGAGTCAAGGGTCGTAGGATCACCTTCACGGCCACACTCAGCCCGAGCAAGGACGACAAGGGCTTCGCTTTCGGTAGCCGTCCCACCAAGGGGAGCTGGCTCTAGGGCTTGAGATCTCGACGAGAGAGGCGCAAACTAATCACATGACGCACAAAGTGAACTTCTCAGTCCAGACTCAGGCGCTTGCTTACCAGGCCGGGTTCCAAGAGGCTCTGTCTTTCCTCGTAGACGCTCTCGTAGAAGGAGGCACCATCAACCACTTGATCGAGCGTCTTGAAGACAATGCAAACCCTGAGACGAAGGCCCGCATTGAGGCCTACTACGCAGCCCGAGACAGCTGAGCCGCCTCAGGCTGGGGCCTACCAGGTAGGTAGGCTCGCGCTGCTCGGTCGCTGAGCGTACAGCAGGCCACCAAAGCCACCGACAAACGAGAGACCCACCTCCGGCCAACTGGCTAGGAGTGGGTCTCTGGCTCGTGGGAGGCTGCTACTGACAGCTCTCGCACTGAAGAAGGTCCATGGGGTCTACGGGAGCGTGGTACTCTCCGACCTTCTCGGTCTCCTGGTCCATCAGTTGCCTCCCGAAGTGACCATCATGTCCTGAGCCTTAGCCGAGACGGTAGTCGGCTTCCAGAGGCCGTAGTGCATTGCCACGGCGATGAGGAAGGCAGTCAAGGCCAGCACGAGCCCCGTTCCAAGGTCGTAGGCTGTGCCTGCGTTGACTGCTGCCAGCAGCTCCGTGAGCAGGCCGGTGACCGCAGCGAGCACGGCCAGCAGCACAGCCTTGACTCCGCTGTGCGTGACCCGAGTCGTGACCAGGCCGACGATGATGGGGAGCACGGTGCTCACCAGTAGGCCGAGCACGAGAGCTGGAGGCAGGTTGAATACGATGTTCATGTGAAGCTCCTTCTTGATGGGGGTTACTGGACTTGCGGATCCCACTCGGGAGGCATGTAGCCTTCCTTGGCGAGTACCTCGACGTGCCGTCTGGAGAGCACTGGGGGGGTATCAGAAGGCCACTGGTCAGCTACCTGAGAGAGTAGCGTGACAGAGGCCCGTACTACTCGTTCGAGCTTGTCCTGACGTTGCCAGACTTCTTGAGTTGTAGGGGGTGAGGGTGTTTGAGACGTGTGAGCGTCCCTCTCCTTCCGTTCTCTACGGGCTAGGAGCCATGCGATTGTCGAACCGACTATTGTGAATAGGCCACTGAGGACTACAACCTCAATTGGCGTCATCTGCAGGCCCCCTTTCCAGCTGCTTTCTCTCTCAGGCCTCGAATGAATAGTCGAGTCAGTCTCGGATACACCCCCCAAGTGGCCATGATAAGAATCACGGTAATGAACGCATTAGCAGGTGAGCCATGCGGAGAGAATGTCAGCACGAGGAATGCGTAGGAGGTTAGCAGGAATGAAATTCCAATCTTACCTACGACCTCCAGGTGCCACATACTCGGAATGCACACACCGATTAGCGCGAGCATAGCTGAGATAAGGAATGCGACAGCAGCACCGTCGACTACATGAGGGTGGAACAGCTTGTTGAGCATCGGGCTCCCGACCACGTACGCAGCCACCCCACCACTCAGGGCGAGGAGGTTGTACAGCGGGAGCCAGACCCTCACAGTCCAGCGGTCTTCATCGCAGTGTGAGGTATGCATCGGGTGCCATACCGTGAGCCGAGCCAACCGGCTCGTCCACGGTACGAAGTGAATTCGTCTGAGCATCGTAGCCTCCTTCGGCTATCAGATGTTGCGGTTCATCCAGCCCGCAAGGGTACGGGCTCGGCTGGCCTTACTGAGAGGCCCGTCGATGCCGTCGACGATCCCGGCATAGTTGTTGATGATGTCTCCGTACCTCTGCCCGAGCCACACGTAGTTCGAGAAGTTGCCTGCATGCCCGTTGTATGGCTCTCCGTTGCTTGCAGCGTCGGTGGTGCGCCCGAGTTGGAGGCTGTTGAGGAACCGAGCCAGCAGCATGACCTCAGCCCGGTACGTCTTGGGTCCGGGGATGCCGTCGATCAGCCCGTCGTAGATGCCAAGCCGGGTGCCGATACGCTGGACCATCTCGTAGTAGATAGGGCCAGGCTTGCCATCGTACACGGTAGTCGTGAAAAGCTTCGGTCGAGCAGGCTGAGTAGGCGACACGACAGGAGGCTTGGGCGCTGCTCCCCCGAGGATCTCCTGTGCACGACGCGTGATGGCGTCCAGGTCCATGGCACCGGGGCAGGCCGTAGCGTAGCTCGCTTTGTGGATTGTGTAGACCTCTCGGTGGCCGAGCACTGTCCAGGTGGAAGGGTGTCCGTTCCGGTGCGGGTAGAAGTCGAACTCCTGAGCAGCTTCGGCGATGCACATCGCCAGGCTCTCAGCCGTCTCAGGGCTGATGGTCCAGCCGTTCGTGCTCTCGTTGACACACTCAGCCGTGACCGCCTTGCTGTCCCAGTACTTACTTGCCAGGCTGAAGGCACGGAACTTCAGCGGCACCTTGCGGACGCGGTCGTTGTTCTTGATGGCCCAGTGAGCGCTCACGGTACGGCCACCCGCTCCCATGAGGTTCTCGAGCCCGGGAAGACTCGTGGTAGCAGCGTGATGAGCCACGAAGTGTGTGACGTCTTCGGTACGTACCCCGTACTCGCTGCTCGGTACGATTCGTGTGGCTGTTGCGATATCCATTAGTGCTCTCCTTATTCAGTGTTACTTGGTGTTGGTGGTCGTGATTGGGACCAGCTTCGTCGGTTCTGCCGGTGCTGGGGCTGCTGCCAGGCCTGCTGCTACCTGAGTGCAGAACTCAACGAACATGGGGAATTCCTCCACACTCATCGTGACACTCATTGGATCAAGAACAGTGCTGAGATGCACGGCCACACTAACTTCTCCGTTGGCTGACGTAGCTGCGTAGCTGGCACCTTCCCGCTCGTGCGCGAACACCTGCTTGATCTCTGTCTTTGTGTTGATTTCCATTATTTCCTCCTTATCGGTAACCATAGACCTGGACTTTTCCGCTTGCATTTCCGGTGGACGTGAATAGGCGGAAACCGTCGTACACGGTGCCGAGCTGATGAGTACCACCCTGTGCAGATACAGCCATGAAACTAGGGGTAGCAATACGTCGGGTGTAGAACTGACCGCTGTAATATGTGGCTTCTGATAGATTAGGGTTAAATACGTCGAAGATAGCAGTGTGCTGGTGACCGCTAGAGCCCCCATCCATGAACCAGAACGTTCCATTGTCGGTGCTCGCACCAGCTGGGGTTCCTGCTCCACCCGTAGTCATTCGCATTGCATCGTAGTTAGCCGAGGAGTCAGCTGAAGAGCCTGCACTCAGCTGGAAGCTGAGGCCAGCCTGAGATGCGGTTTCCATAAGCCAGACTATTCTGAATCGGTTGAAATCAGAAGGAAAGCAACCTTCTATTCTCCACCCGCTAGCCGTGTTGAGTGTTATGTCACCGTCTGAATCTATGGTGCCTCCACCAACTACGTCTGTAGGCTTGATCTTGATTAGACCCCCACCGTAGGACTGAGCACTGCCGGGAGCAGCTGTCTCATACCAAGGACCCCAGGTGTTATTATCTTCTGAGCGAACCCAAGTCTGACCAGAAACCTTTCGGATGGCAGTTTGCGAAGTTCTAAAAGTGCCTACCCTTGATGTAGTAACAGTCAAGAGTGAACTAGGCCACCCTGCCTCTGCTGAGATGGACATAACTGAGAGGCCGACCGGGTAAGTACTCGGCAGGTCTGTGCCGAGCTTAGCGGATATCACCCGGTCTTCACCCCGTGATACCCCATGAATTACGACCTTACGCTGAGACAGCTCCACTCGGACACGGTCTCCGGCAGACAACAGCAGAGGGTCAACCAGGCTGTCGGGGATGAGAGCCAGCGGAGCAGTGTCTCCGTCCAGCTTAATAGCGAGAGGGCTCGTGGCCGTGACCGTGGCCCACTTGAATGACGTGAGGTCTTTGACTGTTTCGATCATAGCGCAATGACCTCCTGGAGTGTGGTCTTCATGAGGCCGAGAGAGTTAGTGTCGAGCTGCATGCTCGTGATAACGTGCTTCCCGTCCACGTTGGCTTGGCTGTTGGAGAACCGAACCACATCACCTACCCGAGCAGGGATGGGAAGGTGGCTGACCTTGACCTGAGCCTGAACAGCAGACATCTGGATGAGAGTCGTACGAGCCCGCTGCTCCAGGAAGGCAATGATCTGAGACTCTGTACCCTCAGGGCACTCTACAGAGTCAAGAACGTACGGGATCCACCGGCCACGGCTCACGAACGAGTAAGGGCTCGACGGGTCTTCGTTGGTCCAGGTGCCGATGAGAGCAGCCGAGTCTTCTCCTGCTGCTGCCTGCACTGCGATGACCTTGTTGGGAACCTCGAACGAGTCGCGATCCAGAGACCACTCGGGCTCGTAGATAGACTGCTCTCCGTCGCGCAGCTCTCGGGGAACCCCAAGCAGCTCGTACGTTACAGACCGCTCAGCAGGGACGACACGGGGAGTCGCTTTGAAGTTACCCTGCCCGTCCATCCAGAGCGCGTTGTACCCGGCCACATCAAGCAGGTCGTTGATGATCTTGAGCTTGCTAGTACCCGCTTCCCACGCCATGCCGGTTGATGTGGCCTGTGTGTTAGAGGCGTCTACTGCAATGTACTCCCCGGCTGAGGCCAGGACGCTGGCGACTTCCTGTAGGATGAGCGTGCCAGCAGCCACCGAGTAGGACTCGTCTACCACGTCCTGAGCAGGCACGGTGCAGCGGTCCAGCAGCTCCAGCGACCAGACTCTCCCCGTGCCACTCCATTCTTCTTTGGCGTACGAGATGAGGTAGGTTCCGAGCGGGTTCTCAGGCAGGCCCTCAATGACGCAGACAGGTCGCAGGCGAGCAGCGTTCAGCTGGAGGTCTGCGATACGCAGCATACCGTCCTGAGCTACAGCCAGGTCAACTACCTGCACCGAGCCTCCACCCTTCACAGCCGCGTTCTGGGTCCACTTGAGAGAGCCGTCAGAGACACCGTCCAGCAGACCCACAAGCAGGTCTACCCCGTTTGAGTGCTCCAGAACTTCCCATCGGTAGGTAGTCGTCCGGTCACCGTACAGCGCGTCTTCAACAGAGAGCACCCTGACAGGAATGATAGGCTCAGGCATGATGCTCCTTCCTAGGACGTCTCGGTTAGGTTGAAGGACAGCTCTCCCCGGCCGACCTTCTTGTAGCTCACGGAGCCCTTGACGCTTCCGAACAGCCTCCGACCGGAGGCGTCTCGGTAGCAGGCCTTCCCAGGCCGGAGCAAGAACTCTCGAAGCTCGTCTACCGTGGAGCCGAAGCCCTCATAGATGAATGAGCTAGCCTTCAGCTGGACCAGGCTCTCGACTCCGTAGAGGCCGATAGGACGGACCCGGCCTGCTGCCTGCACGACCGAGCTGGCCACACTCAGTGATTCGTCTACCTCCAGGTTGCCCCCGAACACGACCACGTCGCTGAAGCCCGCTCCCTTGCTGAGGAAGGCCCGACGGCACTCGTTGGTCTCCAGCGTTCTGGTGACTGTGTTAGTAGCTCCGAGCGAGCTGACCGTCGTAATGTGGTAGGTGTTGGTTCCGTTGATAGTCGGTGTGGTGTCCAGGAAAGTCAGAGCGCTTGCTGAAGGGTAGTCCAGCACAACGGTCTCTTTCTGGCCGTTGATGGTGCGGGTGATGGTTACCGTGGAGACTGCTGCTTGGCCTGCTCCCGGTGCTGCGATGGTCAGGTCGAGCTGTGCGTACCCACTCTCATCCAGGTAGCTCACCGAGACCACAGCGGGAACAGGCGTCAGGTAGGTGACGCTGAAGGCGTTACTCACCCAGGATGACCAGAGACCGTTCGAGTCTTGCACACGGGCTCGCACGGTGTAGCTCGTGCTGTTCTGAAGCTCTGTCGCGAACGTGATGCCGACGAGGTTGGTGCTCGTGAGGGCTTCCAGCAAGGTAGCCACCTGCAGAAGCTCCAGCTCGGCCTTGACGAAGCTCGCGCTCTCAGGCTGAGAGAACCCGACAGTAGCTCGAAGAGTGCCGTCGTTGACCACGCTGCTGTTAGCAGGTGACGTTATGGTGGCCGTAGGCTTGGTCTTGAACGTGACCAGATCGATGTCAGACCAAGCAGATGCCCCTGTACCGTCAGAGCCTCCAGTGGTAGCCGAGCCCCAGGTACGCACCCGCACAGAGACAGCCGCGTTCGCCGCATAGGTGTTGGCTGCGATGACACGGGTCGTTGCTGTCGACGTGACTTTGCCCGTGCCAGTCCAGCTAGACCCTCCGTCTGTGGAGTAGTTGACTTCGTAGAACTTCTGAGGCGTGGTGTCTACCGAGTTGTGGGTCCAGGCCACAGTGAGTGAAGCTGCCTTGTCAGCGAAGTTGGGCAGGTCAGCTAGCGTCGGCTTGTTGGGGGCCACGAGCAGCTGGACACTGTTTGAGACCGAGTAGGCCGAGAGCAGCGAGCCTGACTTGGAACGCACCTGATAGACATGCACCTGAGCCGCGTTCGGAGCGACGTGCGTGTAGCTCAGCACCCCAGAGGCAAGCGTCGTGAGAGCAGCCCCGTCCCAAGTGGTCACGCCTCCCGCGACCACCCCGTGCCAGACCTCATGGTTGTACTCGTTGTAGTCCACGTTCTCGGTGAACGTAACCACGATATCGAGGTTGGCCTGCTTGGTAGCTACGACGTTTGTCGGAGCACCAGGAGTGGTGTAGATAGGACTCGAAGACGAGCTGTAGGCCGAGCTTCCTGCTGTGTTGTTACCCCGAACCCGGTACTCAGTCTTCCGGTTCGCAGCAGTGCTGACCACAGCGCTCGTAGTAGCGTTGACCGTGACCAGGTCAGCCCACGCACCACCGTTGATGCTTTGCTGGATGGTGTTGGTCGTCGGCTGTCCGTTGCTGGCCGAGGACTGAGCCCACGAGACCGTCGTCTGGGTGTCGGAGACTCGGGTAGCAGTGACCCCAGTAGGGACACCAGGAATGACCTTCAGTGTGGCCAGGCCTACTCCGACACTGACACTTCCGCCCCCACCACCACCACTAGACCCGGTAGCTCCATTGCTTCCGCCGAACGTGACGCTCGGAGGGGTTCCGTCTGCGTTGTGGTTGATACGGGTGGTACCCGAGTACAGCAGCACGCTCTGAAGCCCACCGGGTCGCCAGTCGAATCCGAAGCTGCCGTTCCAGATTGCACTCCCGTTCAGGGACACGCTTGCTGCGACACCACCCGCGTTCCACGCAAGGTTGTTAGAGCCGCTTGTCTCTTCGAAGTACAGCTGCACGGAGACGTCTGACCAACGGCCAGCCGCGCTGCTGTCGACGACGTTGGCTTCGATACGGAGACGGCTGTACGTGCCTACCTGTGCTATACCTGTAGCCATGTTTAGGCCTCCTTGCTGATCAGAGAGAGCGAGTTATCCAAGGACGCTCACCCCCTGCCGAGACTGTACTCGAACCGAGTCAACGATGACAGAGGCGAGCTGGTTGATACTCTCGCGCGAGAGCGTGACAGCTGACTGCTCGTCCGAGGCCGAGCTAGAGAAGGCCTCATTCACGGCCGCTGCCAGGGCTCGGGAGTCGATAGCAGCTTCCACGTTGATAGGCCCTGGTGCTGTAGCCGTGGCTCGCATGGGAACAAGCTGTTGGGTGAGGCTGGCCTCAGTCTTGAACATCGCCTCCAGATTGAGGCTCTTGGCCTCATCCATCAGTTTGGTGTTCAGCTGACGGAGAGGCTTGATGGCCTTGTCCTCGCTCTCGGCCACACCTGCTCCGATGCCGCTCGGGAGATGCTGGCCGACCTCGTCACGGAGGCGCTTGGACGGGGAGGCGATGCCGAAGAACCCCGCGATGTTGCCTACCACGTCGTCGACGAACCCGCTGATCTGCCTCATTAGCCATCCAGCAGCGCCCGAGATGCCTTCCCAGAGGCCGCGCACCAGGTTGCCACCTGCCTTGACCATCTCTCCTACGAAGTTTCCGATGGCTCCAAAGATGGCTCCGGTGATCTGGCCCACAGCACCGAGCAGGCCCCCGAGGATAGCAGGCATGTTGCTGACCAGAGCTGTGAAGACCTTGACACCCATCATGATGAGCTGCGGAATGGCACCCGTGAGGGCTCCGAGCACACTACCAATGATGGTCGGAATAGCTCCGATGATAGTGCTAATGATAGTCGGAAGAGCGCTAATGAGCGCGATGAACAGCTGAATACCCGACTCGATTAGCAGTGGAATAGCGTTAGTGAGCGCTGTGATAATAGCCGTGATGATAACCGGAAGGGCTGCCACAATCGATTCGATGATGATAGGCAGTGCCGCGATTAGCGACGTAAGCAGCGCAATACCGGCCTGCACGAGCATTGGAATAGCGGTCGTGATTCCGTTGACGATTGCTGTGATGATTGTGGGGAGCGCTCCCACGAGCTGTGTGATGACTACCGGGATGGCCGTGAGAAGAGCCTGGAACAGCTGAATGGCTCCACTGATGAGGATGGGGATCATGCTCACCAGGGTACTCACGATGACAGGCACGAGCGTCGTCACGGTGCTGATGATGTACGGGAGAGCTGCCAGGATGCCGTCGACCAAGCCCTGGAACAGCTGGATAGCTCCTTGCAGCAGGACCGGAGCGCTCGTGATGAGCAGCTGTGCCAGGCTCACGACCAGCTGAACCACACCAGACAGGAGCGTGGGGAGCACGGTGACCAGACCCTCGACCAGAGCAGGGAAGACCTTGAGAGCAGCCTGGAAGAACGCTGCTCGGCCAGAGATGATGGCCTCTACGATGGTGGTAATGCCGCCACTCGTGATCCATTCAGCAGCAGCCTGGATGCCGTTCTGGATGCCGGTACCGATCTCAGCAAACCCGATGGTACCGTTGACCACACCCTGCACCATAGCGGCTGTGCGGTCTACGATGGCTTGGAAGGCGGGAGACTCTGCCAGCCCGAGGAAGAGGTCGTTGGCTCGGATGAGCACGTCGGTAGCCACCGGCAGGAATCCGCTGACCAGGGCCTCACCGAGCGTCCCGACGCTGTTCTTGGCCTTAGCGAGCGCACCCTCGAAGGTGTTACCGAAGGCCTCTGCTGACCCTCCGAACTGAGTGTTCAGCTCAGCGAGGATCACACCCTGAGCACCGGCTACGTCGCCAGCCTCGACCATACTCTTGATGAGGTTCTTCTGGTCTTCGGTGAGCTGCACACCGACTCGGCTCAGCGCGCTCACACCTGCGATGGGGTCGTTGAGGGCCTTACCGACCAGTGTGGCCGAGCTAGCCATGTCCTTACCCATAGCCACGCTCAGGTCGAGCGCTGCCTTGGTAGCGGCGTCGAAGTTATCCCCACGGATCTGCGTGAACGTGAGCAGGAGGTTCTGACCCTCCTGGATGGCCTCAGCTTCGACGCCTGTGAGCTTCTCTAGACTGTCGGCTAGGCCGAGAATGTCGTCTATCGAGCGGCCTGCGAGTCCGTCAGTAGAGGCGAGCACGGCCTCCGTCTGAGCGTTCAGTCTCTCGATGTTGGCCAGAGCCTTGAAGCTCGCGCCAGCAAAGACCAGGAAGGCCCCTGCTGCGACCCCTGCTCCTACGGCCACACCCTTGAGACCCTTGGAGGCCAGCTTACCGAGCTTACCGTCGGCCGATCCAGCACCGTCTCCGATGCCCTTTAGTCCCGACTGAACGGTGTTGGCACCGTCCAGCGAGACCTTGATCTTGACGTCTTGGTTGCTCACGCTGGCCTCCTCTCTGGTCTAGGGCTTCTCGGGCTGAGGTAGTGACTCGTTGAAGCCTTGTGAGAGCCAGAAGGTCCCCATCCGGGGGTCTGGCCCGTTACCCTTGTTGTGGGCCTCGATCGCTGACTTGTTGGCCGTGTTCCACATGTCCTGACCGTAGGCAATTGCTTGCTGTGCGGGACACTCCATGGACCAAGCCGTGTAGTCCTCGATGGTCTCTTCTCGTCCGAGTCTTGAGTTGTGTAGATGCTGGGCTATGGGCCTCCCACAGCCGGGGCACCTTACTTCCTTGATGTGACGCCATTGAGACAGGATCTCTAGATCCAGCTCAGTCCAGGAGTCCGGGCTTCCCTCGTCAAGGAGGCGAACCGGGGGTCGCCCGGACTCCAGGGCCAAGTCCAGCAGTAGCGCTAGACGTGGCCCGATTTCGTAGGGCGGATGGTAACATCTCCCCCTGCGTTCTGCCAGGCCATGAAGCTCTGTACGACCGAATACAGAACCCCTCCTGACAGAATTCCCTTGGTTCCCTTGCTGCTCAGCAGCGCGGGGTCAGTAGACAAGGGCTCAGGCACGGGCTCGCCTTCCTCTACGTCCGGATCCTGACCCCAGACCCCCACGAAGGTCTTGATGAGCACCTTCTCGTACTGCTCGATGGGGCTGAGCCCGGCCTGCTTGGTGAGCAGCGCCCACTCAGCGAGATCGAGCTTCTTGTACCGGACCCAGACAGTGTGAGCCGGAGGCCGAGTAGCTTCCACCCGAGCCTCCAGACGGTCCATGTTGTCAGCGAGGAAGTCCCCGCCTTGCATGAGGGTCTTCATGGCTTTGGCCTGCTGAAGCTCGGCCTTGGCATCTTCGTGCTCTTGCGAGTACACGCCACCGAGATCGACTTCCAGTGTGAGGGTAGCCTGTCGGCGCTCCTCGACTGCTGCCATGAGTTCTTCGTAGCTGCTGAACATTGTCTAGTCCTCCTTGGACTGTAGGTGTGGCCCGGTCAGGCCGAGATGGGAACAGCGGTCGCAGAGCGAGCCTGGACGCTGATGTGGGCAGTGATCCCGATGAAGGTGTTGTTCGCCTCCAGCGGGTCGATGGAAGTGATGATGACCTTCCAGATCCAGACGAGCTGGCCAGCAGCCGGAGCAGTGTCGTGCGCGAGCCCGTCCCGACGCCAGATGTACACGACGTCGCCGATGCTGAGCGCGCTGATCAGGTCGGTGTCGGCCTGGCCCGTGCTCTTGATGACCAGGTCATCCATCGAGTGGGTCGTGCTGCCAGGCAGAGTCTCGCTGGCCGGATCGCAGAGCCAGTCGACGGTCTGGCTGTCGGTGCTGCTCGTGCCGTTGAACGTCTGGATGGCGCAGTCGAGACTGATTCCGGTGCTCAGCTCGGCGAGGGACGGGTCGTTGATGTCGACGACGACCGGCGACACGTTGACTGAGACGTTGCCTCGACTGATCTGGGTCGAGGGATTCCACTGGGTAAGCGGAGCCATGATGTTTCCTTCCTACTCGTTTGCGGCTTCCGCCGGAGCGGAACCCTCGGTGTCAGGCGTCTCGGACTTTCCGATGCTGCCCTTGCGCAGAGGCTTGAACCCCAGCACGGTCTCCCCGGCCTTCAGGTTACGCACCTTCTTGTGCGCCTTCGGGTCGAAGTTTTTCTCGGAGATGGCGTACCGGACGCCGGACTCCTTGTGGTCGACAACGATGCCAGCCATTAGATACCTCCTTGGTGTAGTTGTACGGTGATCTGAGACTCGTAGTGCCCCTCGACCTGAGTGCCCGAGTAGCCCATGCTCACGGAGAGCGTCGTACCGGCCACACGTACACCCTGGAGCGCTCGCATGACGGCGAGTCCGAGGTTGTAGGACGCCTCCACGCTGCCCCCACAGCAGTAGAGCGTAGTCTGGTGATCCCAGCTGAGAGCATCCCCGTTCACTGCCAGGTTGACTTCCGTCACAGTGAGAGGCCGGTGCACCGTGTAGGGCAGAACAGCACCCGTCGGAGCGTACCCGGTGTAGAGAGTCAGCTGAGCAGCTGTCAGGGGAGCCTGGATTTCCTGGAGAAGACTCATGGCTACAACCCCAGATCCTTAGGCTTCAGGATCTCGCCTGCCTGCTCTGCGAGCCGTTGGGCTGACGTGATGTGGAACGGTCGAGCAGCCATGCGGCTTGTGCCGAGCGCCACGTAGATGCTGTATCCGACCGTAGGACCGATCTCCCAGGCGAGAGGTCCAGCCTTCTCAGCGCGGGTGCTGTTGAGCATGCTGCTCGTGTCGACCGCGTGTACCGCCTGGATTTCTTCCTTCATGAGGCCTGTGCCTACCTGAGCGAGCGTACGGAGCTTGGTCTCTGCCACGGTGTCGACCTTGCTTGCAGCCTGTGCCATGCGGGAGGCGAGCTGACCCATCGTGATGCTCATGACAGACCCTCCTTGCCTTCCTGGTTCACGGTCTCGAAGTCACTCGCCACTGCCTTGTGCAGCATGGCCATACCGTTCCGAGACACCTTGTCGACCAGCAGCACCTTACCGATCAGCTCGGGCTGGTTGACACAGCTCACCACACGAACAGCCATGCCCGCGTCAATGAGAGTGCTGCGGCTGACCTTGACGGAGTACGTGCTCTCTGTGCGAGACTCGACAGCGTTCTGGAGGTTGGTCTGCTGAACCACTGCCGGGACGCCATTGGCCAGCGGCTCCAGAGGCCGAGTGACCTCGAACCCGACCGTGACCGGCTCCCCTACAGCGAGGATGTCGACAGTGTCGAGCAGTACCACGCTGTCGAACAGCTGAGCACCCTCAGCTAACATCTGTGTCAACATCGACATGAGCAGCACCCCCCGACCGCATGTTGACCCGCTTGACGTGCGAGCTGTCCGGGATGGGAACGACCTGCAGAATGGTATTGCCTGTCGCTGAGACGATCGAGGACATACTCCGGTAGTAGATCACCAGGGAAGACCAGTCCGGAGCGTCCACAGCGACGCTGGTGCCCTCCGAGCTGACCTGCCTGACGACCTTCTGGGCTCGGAGAAAGCTGATGAGGTTGAGAGCCGCGAAGTACACGTCGTAGGTGCTCTCGTAGCCAGACTGACCCGGCCACACGTTGAACGAGTCGGGAATGAGAGAGCCGTCGAGAGCGCGCTGCTTCATAGCCGGGGTCAGCAGCTCGAAGCCGGGAAGCGGGCTAAGCAGCTCGTCCAGGTCGCTCATTGCAGTCATCTCATCCTCCTGTTGGTAGAAGTGGGGGCAGGTAGATTACCCGCTACCTGCCCCCGTGAACCCCTGGTGCTGCCCTACTCCGAGTCGTCCTCGGAGCCGGTGTCGTCGGAGTCGGAGTCGGCGTCCTCGTCCTCGTCCTCGTCCGCGGACTCGTCGGACTCGGTGAGCCGCTCGATCAGCTCGGCCTTGTTGCCCGAGACCGTGAGGCCACGTTCCGACAGGAAGCTCTTCAGCTCCTCGACGGTGTACTCCGAGTAGCCCTCGTCCCCGTCCCCGTCCTCGTCCTCTGCCACCGGCTCGGGAGCCGGAGTAGGAACCGGGTAGCCGAGCCCGCGTCGCCGAGCTGCCAGCTTCTCAGCGGCCTCCCGTGCGTTGGCTGCCATGACCTCAGCAGCCTCAGACTTGGCCTCACGTCGCCGAGCGTCCCACTCGGTCTGCGTCACGCGCTCCATGGTCACGGAGCCACAGCAGGCGTGATGACCGCGAACGGGTAGTCCGTGGCCTCTCCGGCTGCCGTGCTGAAGGCCGTGGCGAAGGCGACACGGAACTTGAACCGAAGGGCGACCATGTCGCGCTCAGCGAGGTTGATGCCGCCGACCGTTGCCTGGTCGAGCATCTTGACCTGGACGTCCTCGCGGATGCCAAGCACGACCTTCGAGCGGTCGCCCACGAGAGCGAGAGCGTCGTCGCGGTCCCAGCTGCGGTTGCCGACGTAGAAGAGGTCCTGGCCGTAGATGCTGGCCGTGGAGCCGTCCGAGCGGAGCGCGTCGAGATAGATCGGCGCGTTGTCTGCGTCGCGGAGGCCTCGGAGCTGACGACGGAGGAAGCGACCCGTGAAGGCCACATTCACGTCGAACTCGTCGTCCTCCACCAGGCCGAAGGCCTCGTTGAAGTCCTCAGCGAGGTCGATTCCCGTGCCCTCGACGACCTGGTTCGCTGCGGCGATGGCACCCGGCACGAGCGCGGGGTCGGTCCAGGTGACCGGCTTGTTGACTCCGAAGAAGACCGCCTGGTCGAGGACTCGGCCGAACTCAGCAGCCACGAGCGGGCGAACAGCAGCCCACACGTCGAAGTTGGAGTCGGCGAGCGTGTTCTCGTGGACCGGGACGATGACCGCGATCTCCTCGGCGATCAGCTCCTTGTTGGTCCAGCTGACCTTGCTCGTGGGCTTGACACCCGTGGGCTCGGTGGCGTCGCCGTCCGTGACGAAGCCTGCCGTCGGCAGAGCAGCGAGGACGGGCATGCGAGCCGTGCCAGCCGACATGCGGATGGTGCGGAACGACGCCAGAGCAGCCGACTGAGTGCCGGTCTCCGGAGTGATGATCTCGTTGATGTCCTGACGGGCCAGTAGAGCCAGCGCGTCAGCACGGGTGATGTCAGCCATTGGACTGACTCCTTTCTGGCCGTGAGGCCTTGATGAGGTTTAGTTCGCTGCTTTGCGGAGAAGGGTGTTCATGTCCGGCTTTCCGCCAGCCGGAGCCGCTGCAGACGAGCCGAGAGCTGTTGATGTGGCCGTAGGGTTGGCCGCGTTCCAGTCCTTGACGATGTCTGCGATGTCCTTGTCGCTCTCGAACAGAGCAGTCGTGAAGCTCTTGCTGTCGAGGGCTCGGCCGAGCGGACCGCCCACTGCCTGGATGAAGGCCTCCAGCCGGTCGGAGCGAGTCTGGAGAGTCTCGTAGGCCTCCTTGGTAGGACGGGCCTGCAGATCCTGCTCCAGCTGCGTCAGCTGTTCGCTCTTCTGCTTCAGCTCGGCAAGCTCAGTCTTCTGAGCGGCGAGCGTGGCCTTCTGAGCTGCCAGCGTCTTGACCAGCGGGTGATCTTCCGGGAGCTGAATGGGCTCGCTCGGTTCGGTACTGGCCGGAGGCGTCTCACCGTTACCTCCCGTTTCGGGAGTGGGAGCTGACTGCTGGCCCTGCTGCTCCGGATCTCCCGTTTCGGGAGCGGAGCCGTTGTTCTCGATCTCGGTAGGCATTTCGCCTGTCCTTCCTGTAATTGTAGCGTGTAGAGGCCTGCTGAGCAAGCCCCTGTCTGTCCCGGCGAGTCGCCTAGCATTACTAGGGATTTGTCACCAGGTCTTCCTCCTTGGAAGTCTATAGGCCCTCTAGGGCTCTCGGTCTCGGGCCACATTCACTTCTCTGCGGTCAGCTGAGGGGAGCAGCGTACCCCGGTAGTCCACCCGGCTGCGGAGAGTCGGTACGAGAGTGCAGCGTCCGTTCGGGTGGTCGTAGATCTCACGGTCCTCCACCACTAGCCCATCCTTAGCCAGGCACTCGTCACAGGTGCGGGGTCCGTTCTCGGCGCTCCAGACCATGACCAGGTCGTCAAGGCCCTCGATGCTGTCCCACGAGTTGTTCCAGTAGGCCCGTACTGTCTCTGTGCGAGCGAGCCGTTCGAGGCGCTTGTAGTTCTTGTCCAGGCCCGCGTTCAGCATGGCCCGAGCTGCGTCCTTGGCATTGAGGCCAGCTGTGATGCTCGCGCTGATTACAGCCTGCTTCATCTCGTCGTAGATCACACCAGCGACAGGGCTCAGACTCAGGGTGCGCGGAGTGGGGAAGTCTCCGTAGGCTCCCAAGCTTGCAGCCTGACCCCCGAGCTGCTCGATGAGACGGGTGCTCTGAGCCTGGAAGACCAGCAGGTACGCCTGGACGTCGGTCTGCTGAGGCAAGCCCCTGACCCACGTCAAGTACAGCTTACGAAGCTCGCGCTCCAGGCGACCAGTCGGCACGGTACCCATGAGCTATCCAGCGGCTCCCGGCTCGGGCGGAGCGATGACACCCTGAGGCGCACCCTGCATCTGGCCGGGGTTGGCTGCGTAGGCGGCGATCTGGTCGGGGGTAGGCTCGCGCTTGGCCTGGTTGAAGCCGTCGTCGAGGTAGTCGTCCAGGTTCACCCCAGGGGTCACAACCTCTGCGATGTACTCCAGCGGGTACCCCATCTGGCTGAGGCTGATGCCGTGGGCGTCCAGCGACTCCTGAAGCAGGTCGTCACCCTGAGACCAGAACTCATAGACCGGGGTCTCGGTGCCGTCTGCGTTCTTCTCAGTGCCCTCCTTCTCGACTCCGAGCAGGTCAGCCAGGCGGGTCATCTCTTCGGTGAGGTCGTCACGCATGCGGGCCACCTTGTTGTTGAAGCGCTTGCTGAGCACCTTCAAGGCCACACCCGTAGGAGGCGTGCCCTGACCCGGCTTGAAGTAGTGCTGCGGAATGCCTGTGGCCTGGCTCACCTTGTCGATGATGCTGTCGTGGTAGCCGATCATGTCCTGGATGGTAGGAGGCGTGAGCTGACCGAACGGTCCCTCGCTGCTCGTGGTGAAGATGCGTCCTGCTGCCCCGTCAGCCTTCTGCTCCTTCAGAGCGTCGCTGCTCGGCTGCTGAGTCATGTACGGGTTGGTCGGCGGAAGCTCCACATTGAGCAGGTACCAGAAGGGGCGAGCGTACATCTCAGCTACGACGGTGAGGTCGATGATCGAGTGGTTCACGCGGTCCTGGAGTGCTGCCAAGCTCCCGCCGAAGCCCTTGTCGTCCAGCGCGAACCGGAAGAGGGTGTTCCCGCTCTGCTCCTCGACGAACATGTAGCCTTCCTTGTCGGCCTGTGAGAAGTCCTTAGGCACGGCCTTAGCGTACAGGCGGGTGACCCCGTTGCTGTAGGCGAACGTGACGTAGTCTTCCATCTTCTCCAGGCTCCGAGTGAAGATGGCTGCGACCGTGTACCGGCCATCGCTCATCATCTCGTAGTGCTCAGGGAAGTGGGGGGTGCCTGCG